CATTACGCTTGCTGGTGATAACTTGCGTGAGTTTGCGGAACAGGTTGTTGAGCAACAGATTGCCGTAGGTCGCGTTGGCATCATGGTTGATTATCCAGCCAATGCACCAACAAACATTACGATTGCCGCCGCTGAAGCTTTGAACATCCGCCCATTCTTGCGGTATTACACTGCTGAAAGTATCATTAACTGGCGCACTAGCTACATTAATGGCGCACAGGTTCTGACAATGGTTGTGCTTAAAGAAACCAGAGATGTTCAAGAGGATGAATTTACATCTAATGAAGTCGTGCAATATCGCGTGCTTGACCTTACGGAACAGGGCTATCGCGTCAGGGTAATGGATGACAACAATGCGCTAATAAGCGAAATGTATCCAATACAGAACGGTGGCCCTTTATCATATATTCCGTTTGTTATTCTTGGTTCTAACAGCGCAACTTCCACAGTGCAGAAGCCGCCATTGCTTGACCTAATTGACACAAACCTTGCCCACTACCGCAACAGCGCAGACTATGAGCATGGCTTGCACTTTACTGGATTGCCAACACCATACGTTGCTGGCGTTCAATTGCCAGAAGGCGCTACACTTGCTGTAGGCTCAATGACTGCATGGGTATTCCCTGACCCATCTGCTAATGCTGGCTACCTTGAGTTTAAGGGCGATGGCCTAAAGACATTACGCGAAGCCTTGAAGGACAAAGAACAGCGGATGGCTGTATTGGGCGCACGGATGCTTGCCGATGATAAGCGCACTGCTGAAGCATTTGGCACGGTCGAATTAAAGACTGCTGGCGAACGCTCTATCCTTGCCTCAATAAGCCGCTCTGCATCTGATAGCATTACCCGTGCATTAAACTGGATGGCTGAATGGGTAGGCGCACCACAGGACGTTGAATTTAACCTCAACACTGACTTTGGCGCAGCGCGTATGGCTCCACAGATGGTCACTGCATTGCTTGGCGCATATCAAGGTGATGCAATGCCGCTTTCGGTCTTGTTCGACAACTTCCAGCGTGGTGAGCTTATTTCACCAGACATGGAGTTTGAAGAATACGAAGCGCAGTTGGATGACTCTGGCCCATCTTTCACGCAAGATGCTTTGGTCGAGCCAGATGAAGATAACAACGACAATGCAGAAGAACAAACCCTGATGGCTAATATCCGTCAGAGGCTTGGACTCTAAATGGCAATCAGCGAGGAAATTGTCACCTCGCTAGTCGAGGCTGTGGCCGCGCTTAATCAGCGCACCAATGATGCTATGTCACGCGCAATGATAGCAGGGCCACAAGGTGAAGCTGGCCCACAAGGTGAGCGTGGCGAAGATGCGCCTCCTGTTACTGACGAACAAGTTAAGGCTGCGGCTGTAGCTTGGCTGGAAGATAACATGACGCAAGCCATTGACGGCTTGGATGGTAAGGATGGTGAGCAAGGCCCACAAGGTCGCCCACCAACGGATGAGGAGATACAACTTGCCGTCAATATTTGGTTTGAAATTAACCGTGCTTCGTTGGTCGGCCCCGCTGGAAGCAATGGCAGCAATGGTGTTGATGGTCGTGATGGCAGCGATGGTGTTGATGGCAGGGATGGCGCTAATGGTGCTGCTGGCCCCGCTGGTGTTGGCATCACATTGGTGGAACAGCGCGATGAAACGTCTTTTTGGATAACCCTTACAGACGGCCAAGAGTTTCAGATTGAATTGCCTAAGCCCAAGGTTAGTGGCTTTTACGGCGGTGGTGGTGGAAGCGGTGGCGCGACATCATTGGCGGATTTAACAGATGTTTTAATAACAGGTGTTTCCGACTTAGATGTTTTGCAGTATGATGCCGCAACGTCATTATGGAAAAATGGCGCTGGTATTTTTGACGGCGGAACGTATTAACAAATAAACCCAGCTATATAGCATAAAGGGAATGCCACATGGCACTAATGAAGTTTAAACGTAGCGCGGTTCCATCCAAGGTTCCAACCACTGCTGACCTTGCTTTGGGTGAGCTTGCCATCAATACTTATGACGGCAAACTATTCCTAAAGAAAAATGATGGCACACAAAGCGTTGTTGAGATTGGCGCAGGTGGTGGCGGTGGTTCTGGAACTGTCACAAGCGTATCAGGCACGGGAACAGTTAGCGGACTGACGCTAACGGGTAGCATCACTACATCTGGGTCACTGACACTCGGTGGAACCTTGGCACTGACATCTGGGAATGTCACAACTGCGCTTGGCTTTACGCCATACAATGCGACAAACCCTGATGGCTTTACCACCAACACTGGCACAGTCACCAGCATCAACCTAACTGCTGGGACAGGCGTTAGCGTTTCTGGTGGCCCTATTACTTCCAGCGGCGCAATAACAGTTACCAACACTGCGCCAGACCAAGTTGTAAGCTTGACAGGTGCTGGCGCGACAACTGTCACTGGAACCTATCCAAACTTCACCATTACTACAACTGCTGGCGGTTCTGGCACAGTAACATCCGTGGCTGCGTCTGGCGGCACAACTGGCCTTACGTTCACTGGCTCACCAATCACTACGGCTGGCACTCTGACCCTTGGCGGCACACTTGCTTTAGCTAATGGCGGAACAGGCGCTACAGACGCACCTACTGCGCGAACCAACCTTGGCTTGGGAACTGCAGCCACCACAGATGCTTCTGCATACGCTACGTCAACGCAAGGAACCAAGGCTGATACGGCTGTCCAAACCATTGCCTCAGCAGATGGCTCTGTAGTAATTACGGGAACCACAGCTATTGATTTGTCTGTGCCAGTAGCCGCTGCAACCAATTCTGTTTTAATCCCCGTTCGGAATACCACTGGTGCAACACTAACGAAAGGCACGGCGGTTTATATAAGCGGTGCTACTGGTCAGATTTCAACTGTTAGCAAGGCGCTGGCAACCAGCGATGCAATGTCAGCGCAGACATTAGGCTTGGTTACAGCCAACATCGCTAATAATTCCAATGGCAATGTAACGCTTATTGGAACCCTCACCGACCTTAATACATCTGCATACACTGATGGCGCTCAATTATACCTTAGCCCTACAACAGCTGGAACACTGACAGCAACCAAGCCCTATGCTCCACAGCATTTGGTTTATGTAGCTATCGTTGAGCACGCTCACCCAACGCACGGTAAATTGTTCATCAAAGTCCAAAACGGTTATGAAATGGATGAGTTACACAATGTGTCTGCTCAAAGCCCAACCAACGGTCAAACCATCGTTTATAACAGCACTACAAGCCTTTGGGAAAAGAACACTGTATCACTAACGGCTGGCGTTAATGGCATATTGCCTATCGCTAACGGTGGGACAAATGCAACTACTGCCCCTGACGCCTTGACTGCCCTTGGCGCATACCCTGCAAGCAATCCATCTGGCTACACAAGCAATGTTGGCACTGTCACTTCAGTAGCAACAGGCACAGGGTTAACTGGTGGCCCTATTACATCAAGCGGCACTGTCTCACTTGCGAACACGGCGGTGGCCGCTGGTAGCTACACCAACGCGAACATCACAGTGGATGCCCAAGGCAGACTGACAGCCGCAGCTAATGGAAGTGCTGGCGGCACTGGCACAGTAACATCTGTTTCTGGCACAGGCACGGTTAGCGGCTTAACACTCACAGGTAGCGTAACAACCACTGGTTCATTGACCCTTGGCGGAACGCTTGCAGTGACGGCTGCTGACTTTGCTTCACAAACGGCAAATACATTTTTGTCTGCACCTAATGGTTCGTCTGGTGTTCCTACATTTCGCGCAATAGCGGCTGCTGATATTCCAACACTAAACCAGAATACAACTGGCACAGCGTCAAACGTAACTGGAACTGTTGCTGTAGCCAATGGTGGAACAGGCGCAACAACGCTGACTGGATATGTTAAGGGTAGTGGCACAAGCGCCATGACAGCTTCAGCATCAATTCCCGTGGCTGATGTTACAGGAGCAGCGCCTCTAGCTTCACCAACATTTACTGGCACGGTCACAACGGCAATATCGGATATGCTTGGGCCAGTGCGCGGAAACATAACGGCTGTCGCGGCACTCGACATTGACTGCTCGGTGGGCAACTACTTCACGAAGACTATTGCTGGAAATAGCACGTTCACATTCAGCAACGCTCCTGCAAGCCGCGCTTTCGCCTTCACCCTTGAATTGACGCATACCAGCGGCACGGTCACTTGGCCGACTAGCGTTAAATGGGGTGGCGATACAGCGCCAACACTCACAACAGGCAAGACGCACCTATTTACTTTTGTCACTGATGACGGCGGCACACGCTGGCGCGGCGTGGCTCAAACAAATTTTGTGAATTGATATGGATAGTGTTTCAAAAGCATTGCTGATAGTTAGTGGCGGGACAGTCGCCTCACCCAGTGGGCAAATTGCGTATACTACTGCAGGGACATACTCATTCGTAGTTCCAACAGGCGTTACAAAAATATCGGCTGTTGCTGTTGGCGGCGGCGGAGGCGGAGGCTCAAGGTCAGCTACTGCAGGCGGCGGTGGTGGCCTTGCGTGGGCTAACGACATCTCAGTTACTGCGGGTGAAACGCTTACGGTTACCGTGGGCTCTGGAGGGAGCGCAGGGGCGGGAACGACTGGGGGCACAGGCGATAGCGGCGGTGCTAGCACTTTAGCCAGAAGTGCGTTGACTTTTATCACTGGAGGAGGAGGTTCATCTTCTGGCGGCGGGGCATTTTCCTATGAGGCTGGTTACTCAGGTGGCGGGGGCACTGGTGGTAACGCCGCAAGTCCAGGAGCTGGTGGTGCTGGAGGGTATTCAGGTAGTGGAGGAGCAGGGGCTACTTTGGACAACACAGCTTCCGCCGGAGCGGGTGGCGGCGGAGGCGGCAGCACAGCCACTTCATCTGTGGCTGGGTCAGCGTTTTTACAGTCAGGCGGCTCTGGCGGTGGTGGCGTAGGCATTCTTGGTCAGGGCGCTAATGGGGCTGGGGCTGCGCCTAACACCCCTATTGCTGGAAGCACCCTCGGCGGCGGTGGTGGTAGTGGAGGAAACAGTGGCACAACCAATGATGCTAGTGCAGCTGGCAGCGCGGGTGGTCTTTATGGCGGCGGCGGAGGCGGCGGCGGAAGAATTATAGTTTTTGGTAGAAGTTTTTATAGCGCAGGTGCTAACGGCGCAGGTGGCGCAGTCCGTATCATCTGGGGCGATGGCCGCTCATTCCCTTCAACTAACACAGGAAATGTCTGATGTTTCTTATTAAACTTATTGATGGGCAGACTGATGGCTATCCAATCACACTAGAAAATTTCCAGCAGCTTAATCCATCGCTGTCGCTTCCATTCCCGCTGTTGCCAGAACACATCGAACCACACGGCTATGGCATCTACGATTTCTCAATGCCGCCAGAACACGGCGTTTTTAAAAAGCTGGAAGAAGTGTCCCCAGTAAAGTCTGCCGACAATGGTGTCTACTACCAGACGCACATAACTGTTGCCATGAACGAAGAAGAAATTTCCGAGCGCATTGCATTGGAATGGGCGCGGGTTCGCTTTGAGCGCAGCCAAAAATTGGCGGACTGCGATTGGACGCAGCTTCCTGACGCGCCGCTTACAAATGTGCAGACGGCTGATTGGGCAACCTACCGCCAAGCGTTACGCGACATCACTGAACAAGATGACCCGTTTAATATCGTATGGCCCACAATTCCTAAATGAGCTTATCTGACCAACTCCTTGACCTGACTATCATACGGCAACTGCTTTTGCAGCGCATTATTGGTGGGCAGGATGCAGCTATAAACAAGCAACTGGATGCCTTAGCTGCGTCAATTGAAAAGGCGCTAAAGGGTGATGACCTTACTACTTATAAAGGCAAGCGCCTAACCAAAGCCATTGATGAGCTAAAGGCTATGGTTTCTATAACGCCGCCAGACCTTGCGGACTTAGCAAAGGCTGAAGCATCATTCCTGCAAAGCGCGTTTGTGTCGGTAGGAATAGAAACTGTTATACCGCCAGCATCGGTTGTGGATACCATTGCTAAATCTGCGCTTATACAGGGAGCGACCATAGGTGAATGGTTTGGCAGATTAAACGAGTCGGCAAGGTTTGATATTGAGCGTGCCATTAAGAATGGCATAACGCTTGGGCAGACCAACAGAGAAATAGCTAAATCCATTGTCGGCAACGGCTCTGATAAAGGCCCACAGGCGCTGGCTAAGGCACGGCGCGATGCAATGGCTATAACTCGCACTGGTGTTCAAACGATTGCAAATGAGGCTCGCATGGCTGGCCTTATGGAAAACCAAGACATCATTAAAGCAGTGCAATGGGTATCTACATTAGATAGCCGCACCAGTGAAATATGTATTGCACGCTCTGGCAAAACGTGGACATTCCCAGACTTTA